CCGAAATATCCAGTATGGCGCGAGATTTTGAGCAGCTATCCGCAGCACTCGCGCAAAACTCAAAGTATACCGAAGTGCTGAAACGTCAATCTAATATTGAGCGGCGGGTTGAGAAGCTGGAAAATGCAAATCATTAGGTGAAACTATTGAAACATCAATAGGATAATTGGTAAATAAATATATTGACACTCGTTGCACAACGAGCTACAGTATTAAATATAAAGAAAACGGCTACTTCTCCTGAGAAAAGTTCAGTAACCGTTTTCTGATTCACCCCTAACAAAGTAGGAGAACTACATTATGGCACATTTTTCGGACAGTAACTTAACTTTGGTCTTAGAACAGGTCAAGCAAGAAATTCATGTTGATTCGGAAGGCAAGGGTAAAGCGTCAATTCGAGCCGTCGCAAGATTGGTTGATGTTAGTGACTCGTCTATTTGGCGTGCGTTCCAGGGTGCTGCACAAACTCCATCTAAATTAGCTGAAACTCTTATAGAGCAAGGTTTTGAAGGTGCTGCACAAGTCGCCTGGAAAACCAACGGAATCCCAGATATAGCGATCGCCTCCATAGCCCATTATTACGCTTACGAAGCTGGTAGATATTGCACAAGTCAAGCTAAGTTAGTTTGTAAGGCATTTACCGCAATTGGTATTAGAGCGTGGATGCAACAAGTCGCCGGTTGGTCTACCCCAAATTCGCACGCCCCAAAAACTCCTTCCTTGTCACCCAGCCCTCAAGATATCGCCCAGTTGTACGACTTGATACTCGGCAATACCAATTTAGACCCCAAACTAATCGCAGGGGTCAAATTAAACGCGATTGCTACCCTACATCCTCAACTAGCATCTGCGGCGGAAATGATTAAGCCAGTGTTACAGATTCCGGTGGATGATCAACTAATATCTCCTACCCAAATAGCTGAAGCCCTCACACGCCGCACGCAAAAAACCTGGACCGCTAGGGAAGTTAACAAGCTGTTGATCAAAGAAGGCTTTCAACAGCCACACCCAGAAGGTAGCAGCAGCCCCGCGTATCTCCCAACCCAGAAAGGGGAAAGGTTTTCAAAAATCATCCTCAACACAGCGAAAAACACCAATAAAACTATCCAGACTTTGCGGTGGCTTCCTGCGATTCTAAAGGAATTGGGAGTGTAAGTTATGAGAATACCAGAAGGTTGGACACAGCCCAAATACGGGTTAGGCGAACGGACAAAGCAGGGTATGATCATCGGCATTGATTACTATCCAAAATACACAAGGGCGGCTCATGAGTACGGTAATATATGGCGTTACTTGGTGACTAGAAGCCCTTTTGATAACCCTGATGACCTCATTTATTATGAAGAGTCAGAAGTTGAGCCGCTTCCACAGGATCAATTACGCGCTCAAATCCAGGATGAGATTGATTTTCACACCAAGCGTTTAGAATTTCTCAAAAAGGAATTGCTGTTTTCTGGGTGCAACGTTTCAATGATTGGTAGTGATGTACTCGTATCCTGTGAATCCGATGATATTCTCTTTGAATTAGTCAAGAAGCAGCATAAAATGATCTGTAAATTGACGACAGGACGGCATATTAACCGGATCATTCTGATCTCCAAAAAAGGTGAACGTACTACCTTCTACCCCAAAAATAAATAGGTAAAAGTCACAATTCGCTTTATCACTAAGTAAAGGTATCCTCATGTATAACATGAGGATTTTTTTATGCTGAAAAATATCGTTTTAACTGGTGTTTTGTCGTTGTCTACCGCGTTACCTGTGTTAGCAAAACCTTATCCTGTGTATCCAACAGAATCAGAATTTTTGCGGTATGAATATGGATTAGCCAGCTTTTTCAATAACTCCAGCACAGCCCAAAACAACGGGACTATTCGGTGAAAAAATACCTGTCTGCCAGAGCTGGAATTATACAAGCTCTTTACAGGGAAAATCCTAAAAAAATGGCTGACGAGCTTGCCTATTTATTCGGCGTTACTGCATCAGCTTGACAATATGTGTAGCGAAAATCGAGCGCAGTTTATTGATCTAATGGATGAACTAACGAAAAAAGGGGTTTCGGTTTTACTTAATTAGTTCTTTCTATATCATGATAAGTTATTCGGTTTTTGGATAACTAGGCTCGCACAATCATTAACTCGTTATTTGTAGAGGCGAGTTAATGATTGTCAAACGTTACGCCGAAGTCAACACCTAGCACTTCCTCCAGCTTCTTTAGGGTTGAGTAGGCGATAGCCTCGACCATTCCTGTTTCAAACCTGTGTAATGAAGTGCGATTAATTCCAGCGTCTCTAGCGACTTGCGCTAAGGGTTTTTCTCCCCTCGCCTCTTTCAATCGCCGCGATAAATCGGGGATTTCTACTTCTTGAGTACGGCGGACTTTCATTTTGCTAATCATGGTCAACTTTTCCTTTATGTTACGTGATGCTTATCAGATTTCATAATAATCTTTATTTTTCCTCTTGACAAGTGTTACGCAACAGGCTACTATAGAAATATAAAGAAGGCAGCCGCTACACCGTCCAAAGTCAAGCAACTGCCTCCTGTCAAACCCCGTAAAAAGGTCTAACTAATTATGACACATCCAAAGTACACCGCCAAATATTTACTCAAAAAAGGCATTAGCTACTGTAAGCAAATCGCCAAAAAGTTAGGAATTGCTCCAGAAGGTGACAAAAGACAATTATTTACATGGGTAGAGGCAATCATTGAGCATCAATCTACCCAGGTTCAGAAGATTGAGATTGTAGAAGCAACAATTAATTTCAACTCTGAAAGCTGGGACAGCGAGGCTTATGAGGTAATCGTTAACAGTGAAGTCGTTCACCAATGTAGTAGCTACCAATTAGCAGAACGCTACTGCAAATGGCAGGGCTACATACTCGTAGACAGTCAAGCCTTAGCCCAAAACGAGTTAGAGGTTGAGTTAGAAGTGCAAGCAGCAGAGGCTTCTGAAATCAGCTTTATTTCCTCTGATGACTTCTTTAATTTTGAAGCCATTGTACACAACGACGTACACAACGTCATTGCTACAATTGAGCGGGATTCTGATAATGGTGAATGGATTGCCAGAATGGGTGAAGGCAGTTTCTCATTTGATTCCTATGTAGATGCTGAACAGTATATTAAAGATGAGTATGTAGGCATGATTGAAGACGAGCGTGGTAGTGGTCGCATAACTCCCCCTATCGAAGATATGGGTATGAGCATCGAAGACACCCATTTTCAGGACGAAATCGGACAGCAATACTCAGTTAGGATTCATGGGATTCTCGCAGGAACTATCTGGCTATCCGACGACGACGGCTGGACAATGGATGGTTTGTATTTTCAAGATGACTGGCGACCTGTAGCCAGAGAACTAGCGATGCTGACACGCCGTGACTTGGTAGCAGCTTAGTTAATCGGCTGGGTGCGATGCCGTACAAATCCGCACAGACAAAACAACGATGAGCAGGATAAAACAATGACAAACGCAGTATTAGCACCAGATTTTGAAGATCAACAGTTTTCCGCGCCAGTCTCTGAGCGTCCGCCAATTGCTCTAATAATTAATCCCAGGTTTGGAAGAACTGGTATTCTTCCTTACGGATTTGCGATAACTAAAAAAGATGCAGAATCATGTTCCTTTGATCTCCCTGAAAATTGGGAAATAGTAGAACATGAGTGGCCTAGTGGCGACAAAGAAATTGTTCTAATGACTTTAAAGCCAAGACTATTAATCCTCTCTAGCACCCCTGTTTACTTGAAAAGCAGGAACGAAGGATTCTTGTCTGGGAAGATGAGAGAAAAAAACGAACTCATCGGCGAGATGAGAAAATTCAGTGATTTTTGGAAGAATAAAAATCTCTACAAAACAGCAAGTTGGAGTTATTGCTACGTCTTAGGACAAGACAATAAACCCTGTCACACTGCGCCAATCAGGATATCCCTTGGTGGGGCAAGCGGGGCTTCGTTTAACGCTTCATGGTTGCAACATCAAACTAAAGAGACAAATCGAGGTGGTTTTTGCTGTGACATGGAGAAAGCTTACGCTCAAAGCAGGAAACAGCCATATAAACCGATGGGGGACTTGTTTCATGCTCATTGCATTTATGAACCCACAATAACAGATGCCGTGCGGGGCATAGCTCCTAACACAGCAAATGTAGCTGTTGTTGAGAGCTATAAACCAGCTACCATGTCTTCTCTTGTGACAAACGGCAGTGAGTTGAGTGAGCAAATAAAACTCAGCAGAGAGTTAGTGAAGGATTGGAGACCGTCACTAAAAGAAACTGCTACCGAAGATGAAGGCAAACCCAATCCGAATGAGTTTAATGCGGCTGCTCAATCGGCAGGACAAAACCCAGAAGATGACGAATTTGGCTATCCTCCATACTAATTAATCCTGTAGGGTGCATCGTTGCACCCTAACAAGAACTTTCACCATTTTAATAACATGGATATCTGGAAAACAAGGAAGAGTAGCGAGGAAAAGAAATGACTGTAAAAGAGTTTAAAGAATATTTGGATAAATTCTTAACGGAAAATCCAGAATTAGAAAATCAGGAATTTGTAATTTACGATGAGTCTAATATGACTCATCACACGATAGAAGCAATCAGAGACGACGGGTATCATGATGTTGTTTCTGTAGTGATTTATACGCTAACCCGCCAAACCCCTGATTTTTTTCTTCCCTAACTTCCGTTCTCGCGTCTCTTTCTTGAACGGATAGATTGAATGAATTAGATAACCCGCTGCGTCGCTTAAATGTGATAGCAGCGGGTTATCGCTTTTATTGATGCCCTCATCACTCCATGTCACTTGCTCTAAATCCTTGATAAAGTTTTGGCAGTTGGCAAAATGGATGTAACAACGGTTTTGGCGGAAAAGTTGATTAACTGAGTGAACCCGATTCACTACAAACGGGTTAGCGTCGGCAAACTTGCGAACCAAATAACCTTTGCCTCCCAGTGCTGCTAGTGGCTCTAATCCCTGAAAAACGATATCCCACGATGACAACCGACTAGCCGCAGTTCGAGCGCGTCCGGTGGCATCTCCAAATATCTGGATTTCTGGGGGTATGCCGTATTTCTCTACCCAGTCCACAATACTTTCTGTGAGTTCCCAAATGTCGGAGTCCATGATTGACCATTCCCGACAAAAATGAATCTCTGAACCCCGTTGTTGGGCTGCTAAACAGACGATTGGGGTGTGGTTAAAGTCAAAGGTCAATAGCAGTGGTAAATTGCGGTCGTACTCCAGTAATTCGGCATCTTCACCCTGCAAAGCATGAACGGAGCGGGTAAAATATTTGTAAACTATACCGATGCTGGTATTAATAAATTTACCTTCAATCTCCTGAAGATACATTTCATCGGTATAGTTGGCTTTCAGCGACTCTACATAATCCTCACCTGAGTGAATATTCTCCAGTGAGGACAAAGAGGCCATCTTGTAAAGTTTCTGTATCTTCTCTTCTCTAGTAGGGTCGCCAAATTTGTGATAAACGTAATTATACCCGGCGGGTGAGGTTGTCATTATCCCTTGTCCTTTCATCTCACCCGGTCCACGCCCCAGCCGTCCATCAATAGTTAAAAATGCCTGTTCCGATGCGTAGGCAAATTCATCAGCCCAAACCCATCTAATCTGCAAACCCCGCCCCGCTTGTGTTTTCCCTGCGAAATTGTTGGCAGATATCACGTAAACGAACGCCTTCTGATGTCCGATATAGCAGCGTTGACAGTTAGCGATCGCTAGTGCCTGATCTTCCGGTGATTCTCTCCAAGGTTCAAGAGGGATATTGAACAGGCGACAAACTTCAACCAACGTTACCAGCGTGGCGCGGCTTAATTGCCCGTAATCGTTGGCGGTAATCATGCCCCGTGCTTTAGGGTCAAGCAATGCCCTGGTACACGCCCATACAGCACCAGCAAAGGATTTACCGCTATTTATTCCCCCAATTGCACCAACCCATCTATGATCTAACGGATCGGGCGTGTTCCATCCTGCCAACTCCAGAAATTCAGATTGTCCGCCGGGGTTAGGCGTGAACTTATCAAAGATTGTAATTGCACCAGCAGCCGGCGTTACCCTCGCTCTGGTATTTTGCTGTGTCTTGATCTTATTTTTGGGATTTAATCTGGCAGGGGATGGAAAAATCATAATAATTTAATCTTAAATATGCCTAATTATAAAGCCCGTTATGGCAACCTGAAAAAGCATAAGAAGAAATGCAGAAAAGCACACCTCAGAACTCATGGACTCTGTACGGTGTGCTTAATCAATAAGTCTGAACAGGTGCATCATTCTAGTTATCGCAAGTCGGGGGATAGGTACGGAGTTAATATTTTCCCCTCGTGTTTTCACTGTCATAAATATATCTGCCATAGTCCTAAAAATTGGATTGTTCACCCTACAGATCCGGAATGGAAGAATCACAACACCCCGGCATTTACTAAGATGTTGCAGAAGAATTACAAGAGGATTCAGAAGTTTTGTAATCAAAAACCCTAGCCTGTTTTTGATATTGTAAGTAGCTGCCAATCACTTTCAAAATAACTGATTTTTGTCGGATATTTTGCTATATAATATTAATATTCCCCTGCGGTACTGCTAATACCCAGGGATTGAGTCAACCTGATTGGAGATCGACTAATGACTAATATATCAAATGATGCACAGAATATCATCAAGTTTCATCAAGAACTTAAATCATCTTTTGAGGAAACAAATATAGAAGGCGTGAGAAGTAAGTTTTCAATGGCGATGACAGCCCAACACGCCTTTTTTACTGAGTTAAGAGAAGATTTAATTCCTGTTCTGTCTAGTATATGTGAAGACGAGTGCTTGATCATCGAGCTATGGGTGAAAGATGCCCTGGTGTTCGATGGAGACTACCGCAAATCAAAATTATCTTCTGTTGTGGAGAAAGATAATGTTAATCAATGTCTTAGCAATGCGTTAATTAACATAAAGGGAATGTATCCTAGTTTGATTCCCGTGTTGTTTATCTTTAGGGAGTCTTTTGGGCAGTCAGATTACCTAGCTTTTGGCTTTGATTTAATTGAAAAGCCCTTCACATGGGGCAAGGAAGATAAAAAATCGCCGTCACCTAAAATAGTCAAGCCCAAAGAAAAAGACCTGGAAAAAGAATTATTAGATTGGCTTTTTTCTTATGGGATTCAAGCCGATAGCCAAGTTAAAACTTCAAAACATCGAACCGATATTTGGATACCGTCAAAATGTTTTCTTGAACTGAAGCGAGACAAGGTAACTGGCGATGATGTTTGTCAGGCAATTGATTATTGTGTAGAGTACAAAATGCCTATCATAATAGTCGGAAACAATATCACAGAAATGGCTTGTCGTGGGATAACAGCATTCAATAAAGCCGTTGACGCTGACTTGATTTGTTTTGTTCAGTGGAGTGCTATCAAGGTATATCTCAAAGGAATGTTTGGGCTAAGATAGATAAAACAATCCCCTCGCGGACTCGGTGCTGATAACACCATCCGGCGAGGGATTACATGATAATTATAACACAATTTATAGGTATTCCAAACAGTTGCAACATGGTTTCGATAAGCAACATTATAACCACTGTTGAATAACTGCTTTTGCCACCTGTTCAGTCATGCGTGGTGGCACACTCATTCCTATCATGTATTTGCCTATTTTATCGGTTTTGGCTTGGTAATCATCAGGGAATGAACCAAGGCGTTTCCATTCTGAATAGTTTAAATAGCGGGGATATTGCCAGTGCAAAAAATGATATGGACTTGATGTAAGTGAGCAACTTGGTGTTTTTGAATTTACTTTTTGCTCTGAGAAGGAACGAGCTTTTTGCCCTGTTCGCTCATAATAATTAGATAAGCTTTCACCTTCTTTAATAAATTCCCATAACTTAGCGTGAATTGGGCTTAGCGAACTTTCAGAAACATTCTCACAGTCACTTGTTGCCTCACCTGTGCTAATCCATCTATGTTTAGGAGCTAACACTAATTTAGGCTTATCAATATCATCACGCAATGCTATAAAAAATACCCGTTCTCGCTTCTGTGGTACTCCACAATCAGCAGCATTGATCAAGAATAATTGCGGTTTATACCCAATCTTTCTAAGCCTGTCAATCACCATTTTACAGTAGCCTTTGGCGTTACCTTGTAGCATCCCCTTGACATTTTCAGCAATTGCTACCTTAGGTTTTAGATACTCAACTAAGTCCAAATAATCAAAGAATAAATCATCTAAAACTTGTTCAGCTTGACCTTCTCTAAAATGCTTCTTTTTGCCCCATGCCTTCTCTCTACTCCCTGCCATGCTGAAAACGCTACAGGGTGGACTACCATCTAATATATCTAAATGATATAATTCATCAGGTAATTTTGTCTTGAGTAAATCTTTAATTGGACACAGAAAATAATATTTAGGCTTGAGGTTTAGCTTGTAGTGATAAGCCATTTCAGGGTCAATGTCATTAGCTGCAATCACATCACAACCCGCTAACTTATAACCCATGCTAGAACCTCCGCCACAACTAAAAGTTGACATTACCTTTAATCCGTTCTGTGGGATGGTTTTTAAATCTTTCAAATACCAGGCGATAGGATTTGTCATTTTTTACCGTTGAAACCAAAACCACATTTTGGACACTCATGCTCAAATTCAAGCTCATCTACATCAACTTCTTTTGCTGATGATTCTGGGTTATATTCTTGGGGTTCTTGTTCCTCTTCCTCTTCATCCAAAAAACTCAACTCCAGTTCACTAAACCCGGTCAAATCCAGATCAAACCCTTCATCCTGCAAAAACTCAAAATCAATCTTTAACATTTCCGGGTCAAAGCCCGTATTCATTGTCAACTTATTGTGAGTTAACCTATAGGCGACTTTTTGGGCTTCAGTCAGTCCCGTTACCTGAATCACTGGGATAGTGGTGTCGCCTCGCTTCTTAGCTGCTAAAAGCCGTCCGTGACCCTCTAACAATTCTCCCTTCTCATCAACTGCCACCGGATCTAAAAATGTAAATTCCTCAATGGAGTTTGCTATCTGGTCCACATGGGAATCAGGATGTAATTTGGCGTTGTGTTCATACGCCATTAATCTGTCAATATCCCATTCCTCAATCTGACTACGCTTAATCGTCTGTTTGTTCATTTGGTTTCTCGCTTGGATCTATTATTTCGTAACCTTCCCTAGATAGCTTGTCAGCAGCCGCATTAATGTCAATGAAGTATTTAATACCCCTCACCTCATTAATGGCATCTGTTGACCGTTTTAACGCCTGTGACCATTGATTAACTTCCGCCGCGTTATGTTGAGCGATCGCCTTCTTCTTTTCCTCACCAACTAACTTCAAATCTTCAGCTAATTGTCGAGCTTTAACTTCAATAATTTTAGCAACATAATCCCTCGCTAATTTGTGAACTTTGTAGTTTTCAATAACTATATCTGAGAGTTCATCTGATATTTTCTCAGATGTTTTTTCAATGGTCTTCTCCTGAATGGTCGTCTTGAGGGTGTCGCGGTACTGTCGCCTCTGATCTAGCCACAATTCTCGTTTTACCCAGCCCTCAACCGTCCCCTTTGACTGTCCAGATGCGTCCGCAAGTCCCCTAATTCCTATGTCATCATCAGCCTCAACATAGCGGCGGCGACATTGTTCTTTAGTCCAAGGGCGTGGTAATTTCTCCCATCTCAATTTAGTAATTCCTATTAGCAACTAACTCAATAATTGCACATTAATAAAAAATCGCCATCTCGTGACAGCGATCGCAATTACTATTTTCCAGGTTTCGCCGTCGTAGATTTAACCGCCGTCGTCACAGAACAAGCCAATTGTGATTTTGACATCGCCACAGTCAACGCTTCTAACGCCGCTTCGCGTTCCACAGTAGCAGGGCATTTTTTAGCTATAAAATCTGCTAAATCAGCAAACTTTGCGGTCAGTTGCCATTGCTCAGATAGTGCCATGTGCCGGGTAATCAATAGATTTATAGATTTATCAATAACATATTTTTTCCGCCATTTACAAGCGGTTGTGGAGTCTACGCCCAAAAATATCTCACACCACTGCAAAGATTTTCCAAGCTCAATTGCTTCAATAACTTTTAGCTTTAATTCAATATCAAAACCGACAGGCGCGGTCGGCTTGGGATTGACCCTAAACCAATATTTACAATCTTTGCAAGAATACCTACCGCCACGCCTAACGGTGTTGTAACTCTGGCATTTAGGACATTTAACACGCCCGTCAGCAATGGCGCGTAACTTTTCCAATCCCTCTTTTTCAATTTGGCGGATCTTCCTGGACCCCATGCCGTGAAGTCTGGCAAGTTCCCCAATCGGTATTTTATTAATGTAAAGTCCGTTGATAATTGCGGCGTGTATTTCCGGCAACTGGTTTATCAATGGCGTGATTCTATCCAGTTCCTCCTGTTGTTCATCCGTCAAAGCCTCTGGCAATTCAGAATTATGCTGATTACACGCCGTTGCACATTCTTTAGCTAAATCTAATGGGATATCAAGAGATAAAGCAGCTTGTTCATAGGTAACGCCGTGCTTTTGTGCATAGCGTTTAATCTTTTGGTGAGTTTCTTGTAGTGTTCTAGGAACTTTGATTAAACGCCCTTTGTCACGGATAAATTGCAAGATTGCACCATTAATAAATAGAACCGCAATACTTGATAATTTACACTTCTTTTCAGGGTCAAATCTCTCAATTGCCCTAATTAATCCAGTTGCCCCAATTTGGACTAAATCATCATAGGGTAGGTCACAGCAGAAGGTCATTTTATGAGCAACTTTATGGACTAGTCCCATGTTGTTAATAACAATCTTGTTTCTAATTCTTATATCTTTAGTGGCGTGATAATTGATTAATAATTGAAGATTGTCTTCATAATTGGTATTTGACATAAGTGATTGAAGTTGTGATAAAATTATCTGAATATCTATAATCTAATACAATCATGGATGATTTAACGCAGAAACTTCAATCATTATTAGACGGATTTGGGAATAGAGGTAGTGGCAGAATTGAACGACGGAGCGACGGTTTTTATTATGTGAATAAAATCGTTGTCATGCACCTTGACCGCAACTATCACAACGCGGTTTCAATATTAAAGCAATTGTTTATTTAAGAGTTAATCATGATTTTAAACGATGCACAGATAACGGAATTGGCAGCTAGTGGGATGATCAACCCATTTCAGCCTCAATTAATTAGAGAGGTTAGTATCTGCGGTCATGAACTAATGGAGAATCAGATCAGGAAAGTGATTAGTTATGGGCTGTCGTCTTACGGTTACGATATCCGATTAAGCCCTAAAGAATTTAAAGTTTTTAAGCATATTCCGGGTACAATTGTTAACCCTAAAAACTTTAATTCTGGTAATTTAGAGTCAGTAGAATTACAGCGTGATCAATGGGGTGATTTTTTCATAATCCCCGCTCATTCTTACGGGCTGGGTGTGGCAATTGAAAGGTTAGAAATGCCGTCAGATTTAACAGCTATTTGTGTGGGAAAATCAACTTATGCGAGGGCTGGTTTAATAGCTAATTTAACACCTGTAGAAAGTTCGTGGCGAGGGAATTTAACTATCGAGATATCCAATTCATCAAGTGCAGATTGTCGAGTGTATGCGAATGAAGGTATTTGTCAACTGCTATTTTTCAAAGGTGAACCATGCGCTGTTTCTTATGAAGATAGGCAGGGTAAATATCAAGATCAACCTGAGCAAATTGTACTAGCAAAAGTTTAATATGAATCACGATCATCCATCTCATTACAACCAAGGCAATATAGAGTGTATTGACGCGATCGCCTCCGCACTTTCTCCCCAAGAACTAGACGGTTTTGTTCGCGGTAATGTAATGAAATATATATGGCGATCGCCTCACAAAAATAAAGTTGAGGACTTGAAAAAAGCCCTATGGTATTTGAGTTGGTATATATCTAGGTTGGAGAAAGATGATGCAACTAATTAAAGATTCTCGATTTCAAGTAGTTATTGATAAAGATGCGAGTTCCCCAAACGCCCAAGGCGCTATATGGAAAGGTCAGCATAGATGTGTTGCTGAAAAGTTTTTACCCGATGACAAGACACCTTCCTCAGAGAAGTGTGGAGAAGCTATCATCAAATATCAGTTAGCAGGTGACAGAGGACATTATTCAGTTCTTAGGAGCGCGTTTGTTAAATTTCACTGCTTAGGTTTTCCCCATAGTGTCGTGAGTCAAATCACAAGACATCAAGACTCAGCTTTCCTTGTCCAATCAATGCGATATACAGGACAAAGAATTGTTGATTGTGCTGAGGGTGATATTCCTATTGAGGATGTTTTCTATTTCCGTCCTGTGGGGAGTTATTTTGACAGGAAAGGGAAAAAATATGAATACACGGAAGAGAGAAGAGAGAAGCAAAAAAGAAGCAGATTGTTAGCAGCAAAAGAATATGCTAATGAAATGAGTCTGGGATATTCTGAGGAGCATTCCAGAGATGATTTACCTTATGGATTCCGCCAAGATTTTGACCTTAGTGGAGACTTGCAAGCTATTTGGCATTTGCTTGACCAGCGCACCAAAGCCGATTCTCAAATAGAAGTCAGAACACTTGCATGGATGATATTATTAGATTGTTTGAAAGAATTTACTCCTGAGCTTACCCAATGGTATTTAGAAAATCGTGCGGGTAAAGCTAGACTTGCTCCTTGATGTTTAACGCGATCGCTTTTCCATCTTGTAGGGATTGGTGCGCGATCGCATTTCTATTATACCGAATTATGTTATTATTAGTAAATACCCAAAAACGCGACTATTCAAAGTAGCCACGTTTTTAATTATCGGGTATGCGAATTATTTGTGATGTAGCAATATTTAAACAATGTTATTATTTATGGAATAGCTATTAATAAATAACATGATAAATCAAATTATTCATCGCGCTAAAAGGAAATTATGAAAATTTGGAGAATAGAAGTCAAAATTGAAGCTGATGATGATCTCTCGGAAGATGAAATCATCAATTTGCTGGAGAGCGTAAATCACCCCAGCGTCGAATATGCAGTTGTATCCAAAACAGACAAATATCCTGATAACAAATTTCTTAGAGGGTTTATCTATATTCGGCAAAATATTAGGTGGTGGCGATCGCATATAGACCCCAGACCCAGCTTGCTAGTAGATGACTCAATGTTTTGGGATATTCTTTGCAGTAAATAATAATTTGCGATCGCGCCCCAGTAAATATGAACACTCAACTAACCGAGATTGAATTAAGTTGGAATGGTGAAAAATTTGTCTGCGAGGACAAGAAAATAGAGAACCATATTCTGTTTAAAACCAGACTTGCTCTTTTGCAGAACAAAACCATAGTAACTGAATTTCTCCAAAGGTGTAATTTTCAGTTAATTGGGTACGAATACGATGATGGTTTTAAAATCCAGAAAAGCGAGGAGGTATTTTTTGATCTCGCTGATGAGGGGACTGGCTTTAATATAGTTTTCAATCTAGCCGCGATCGCGCTACTAGACCTCAAAACAAGCTATACCAGGAACAAAAAGACTGGCAAGTTTGATGAGAAATCTTACCTGTTCGATGATCACAAAAACATAGACAGGATATACATAGACAGCAAATCTATAAAACCAAATTTGCATCCACTATTGTTTGAGCGCATTACTGAAAGCATGGGATTACAGTGTGGATTCTTGAACCCGAAAGATGTCAGAGAGTATTTAAAATGCGCTGTCAACCCGTCAGGTGATTGTGAGACTTGTCAGCATTTTGAATCTGACGGCAACAGAATTATTCAGTTTAGATAATTTAAGCGATCGCATTTCTATTATACCGAATTATGTTATTATTAGTAAATACCCAAAAACGCGACTATTCAAAGTAGCCACGTTTTTATTATCGGGTATTCGACCGCTCATTTAGTTTAGAGAACAAGCGATCATGGTTAATAGTTTAGCTCAAAAAGACTTCATCGTTTACGACAAAGAAGCTCAAAAATTTAAGGTAGATCACAGCAGAGAGGGGTTTGTTTATATAATCCGTGCAGTAGGAACGAATAGGATAAAGATTGGTTTTAGCAAAGATCCCGAAAAGCGTTTAGCATCACTAACGTCGCCTCAAATGCCGTTTGATCTAGAACTCGTTTACAAAGAATGGTTTATAGATGCTTACGCGCTAGAACAGTGTATGCACAAAACATTTCATAGGTACAGGGTAAAAGGTGAATGGTTTGAAATCCCCATAGATATAGAAGATTGTGTTGACGATCATAATGGAATAGAGTACAAATTTTGTTCTGTGTATCAAGATGAGTACGAAAATGAGTTTTGGGGTAACAAAATTTATCACCCATACCCGATTGAAAGTGTGTTAATCAGAATAGGATTAAACGAATTTTTCGACGATGTAGTTAGACCAGTCGTAACAGAATTTGTAAAATGTTTCGCCACTGCCTGTAATATTGACGACAAACGAGCATGGAACGGATTTGATGCGAATTTATCCAGCTTATTACAGGATAAACTGGAATATATTTCTGTCTGTTCAACAGAACCTGACTTTTTAAGCAAAGCAACTAAATGGATGTTTGACGAGTTGAACACCGTAGTGTTTTATTCAATTGAGGCTAAATATACGGATCAAGACATGGGCTATGGAAAAGAATCATGGAAGGGGATGGGCGGACTAACCTATCAGATGGGCGTTATAGCTGGAGTAATCGAAACCTGCCGCAATGCTATCCAAATCCTCAGAGAACTAGGGGGTGAAATAAAACCTCAACCCACTGTCAACTAAAACCCAATAACTCATAATAAAACCACCTCCTGATTTTGTCTGAGAAGTGGTTTTATTTCACCAATTATCACTATTTGGCTAATCCCAAAACCCTTACCCTGCCTACGTTCCCAGCTTTCCCTACAGAATCTTATTCATGGTTGCCAAAAGTGAAGAATTTAATTAATTTTTTTCTTCTGATTGATCTGTTTCCCCTAAAATCCTCTTTTTGATTAAACGCATTTAAGTTATATGGCATGAAGAAAAAGATTCTGTATGGAAAATCCAGAACGTAGTCACAGCAAGGGTTATTGAAATATTGATAATCTTATCGAAATAGCCTATAATACCTATAACGGACAAAACGCCCCAGTGGCTCTGAACCCACCAAGACGTTTTTTATCAGTCCGCTCAATCTGCTCATTTTTCACCCGCACAGATCAAGAAATATATATGAATAATAACGTAAAACTCCCAGAATTGCAAGGTACAACCGTACTCACCCGCCAACAAATTTTAGACACCCGTGAAATGGCGTTTGGCGTGGCAGATAAGATGAGCGATCGCCAACTTCTAACCCACATGGGGATATTAAACTCATTGATATGGCGGGCTGCTACTGACTATCAAGCTATTCGCAAAGATAACGACGGCGTGGAAAGGATTATTCCTGAGAACTGGAATAATTTATTAGCCTGTTCGGTTCAGGGTGAGGTACAAATAACAATCCCTATTGACTGGACTGACAAGTATTTAAAAACCTATTGGACGGGCGCGTTCCATGACCAGAAAACCGTGAGAACCTACCGGAAACAGCAGTTATCATGGGGACTATTTTATTTTGATATTGAGAACCGTCCCAAGGGCGCTATGTGGGGAGCATTCACAGGCACTCCCAACCAAGGAATAGCTACACCGCCCGTATTAGAACGGGTTGACGTTGCCAGAATATTAATTTTTTATCAGATGTTTGATCAAATTAGGCGCTCCAAAATTAACGAAAAACTTAAAAATTCTGAGGATGTAACCGCGTTTAACTGTATGCCGGATCATGGCGGTATGGTGATGGTTGAACTCTACAACGCCTTATTTTTTGGTGTCTCAGAGTTTTTTGGGGGTTCTTATGGGAGTTCCGATATAGTCATCGGGAGCATAGAGCCATTGCCAGCGACTAAAGTTATTGTGTGGCAGTGGCAGAAACGAAAAGGACTGTTTAGGGCATTGTGGGAACGGATGGTGATTAAGGCTGGATTTGTTGCTAAACAGGCGTTAAAGATTGTCACTCAGATGGTAGTCGAGCCGCTGGGAGAATTAGTAGAAGTTCCGTTTTAAATGTCCAATTTTCTCCGATAATAATGTTAGTTAATTTAAAATTAAGATGAACAATAATAATTATGGAATGTCTCAAACACGAGACAAATGTTATGGCGTAGCAGCCTGTCTCACTTACTGGGCTTTTAAATGTCGTGACAGAAAACGTAGTCCAGCGATGGGTACTAAAACCTGGACTTACTTGGAATCAAGTATTAGAAACTCTGCTGAAATATCAACTAATTTAGAAGATTATTTGCAGCGACTTTGTGATAAACTTTGTTCACAATTAAGACCAATCGAGTTAACTAAAATAATTCAGCCAACACAACGGATACTAAGAGTAAATGAAGATGTAACGGAAATAAAAGAACTTCCCGTTGACCAAAATCTTGTATTTATGGGATGGTTGGATTTAATTGCTGACATTCAACCACACGGATTTAGTGAGTGGGATGTACTTGAACTACTGAGAACCAAAGCAGGGATTATTCAAGTAATTTGTAGATTACGGTTTGAGGAAGACCGCAGTTTAGGGTTAGATGAACCAGAAGAATTTATAGAAGTTGAGAACATTGAGGTATAAAAGTATGGTAGATTTTTCATTTCTTTTAAATCTTTCAGAGACTCAGTTGAAAGCGTTGTTTTACAAAAACAATCTTCAACTCATAGAAACAGAATTTAAAAATAACAGCTATTGGCTGCTCAGAAACGGAAAAAGGATAGGAGAAGTTCTTTGGGATAATGGGTATTGGATATCAAATATTCAATGGATAAAATTGAATTTTGACAATATATATGGTGCTGCCCTCCTGGAGCTAATGCAGCAGCCAATACAAGGCATTTACTCCGAGGAATACTCTGCAAAAATAATCAAGGAAGTTGAGGTAACAAATGTTTGATAATTACGATATTTTTGACCGTGAAAGATTGACTTTACACTGTGTAATCACAACACAAACGCCGTTGTCACATATTGGCGAGGTGTCAGGCAATGTTAGTAATTTAAAAACTTTAAAATTACTGGATTTTGAAGGTAATCCCAGAAGTGTTTTCACCTATTCTGGAAATGCCTTGAGAAATGGTTTGTTACGGCGTGTAGGTGTAGCTGCGGCGTTAACTGAATTAGGATTACAGGTAAATCCTGATACACACCATACAATGTTTGCAGGTGGCAGGATTGATGCCGGTACAGCTTCAGATATGGAACTTGATAAAAAGATCCGGGTTCTAATGCCTTGGTTGTCGGTCTTAGGAACTGCTAAACCCGCCAAAGTATTTGGCTCTAAAGATGCTCAAATGGTACAAGGTAGGATTAATGTAGGTTCTGCTTACTTGGCTTGTTATGAGTCAGCAGAGTACATCTACAATCAGATACCAGCAATATTACCACCGGAAATACAGCCAGCCATTCAGAAGCTAATTGACGCTAAAAATAGATTATCTTCAGATCCATTCACTCCCACAAAAACTGAGGATTTGGATAATTGGAATCAGGCAAAAGGCGACTACTTGCCTTTGATTAGGAAGGTAATGAAAACATGGTCTGAATATTTAACGGTTGATCAAACTACCCGCAGAGATGCAACTTTAGATCCTAATTTGATTAAATTTCTGCCAACAGAAGTACAGGCGCAACTCAAGGGAGATGGTGCAGCTAAAGAGAAAAAATCAGATCAAATGATTGCTTCCGATAGATTAATTATGCCAGGAGCAAAACTATATTCAAGATGGGACTTGAACTGCACCAAGGTTGAGCAGGGTTGGATTTTTGATACATTACTCAAGTTTGCACAATTTCCATACTTGGGCGGTAAAGGTAATCGTGGCAATGGTCGAGTTAGCATGAATTTCTGGTTTAGTTCTGAATCAGGACGTGGCTTATTATGGAGTTCTGAGAGTGGTATAGAGAGCGATAAATTCAATCTAGCACACGCTAAATATAGGGAATATATCAATCAGTATCAACAGTTTTTAAGTGAAGCGAAAACATCAACTGAATTAAGGAGTCTGTTAGGTGGATAATCTAAGAATTACAGCACATTTAGCGACATCTTTAGCAGCTTATGACAATTGGAGTCCATCGTTAGAAGGGATTTTAGTTTATAAACTCTTGGAAGAAAATAATCTATTTTCACCTAATCCCACGCCTAGTCAAGTAGCAGATGTCCAGACTTTTGTTGAGCAGAATTTACTACTAAAACAGGGGATAATTAAATCAGAGAAATATTGGTGTGTGAGTTCACCTTATTATGTTTTGCAAGGTGAAGCTACAGACAAATATAGAAAGCGGTGGGATAATCACGACAATAATTTAGATTGGGGTAAGCGCAAACCTAAATTTCTAACAGGTGAAGGTGCGGAAAAGTCCTATGATTTACCTCTTTACACTCGTTCAGTTAATTCTATTTCTTGGTTTGCTGTAGGCGATAAGTCAAAAATTAAGGATTTATTGCAAACTGTTAGTCATATCCAGAAAAAACGTAGTTACGGAAATGGTGAAGTTAGGGAATGGGAAATAGGGATAATTTACAATGATTACCATCTGTGGCGTGACAGTAAATTAATGCGCCCAATTCCTGTTAGATTGCTTGATCAGAAAATAGATAATCCTCAGATGATCTGGGGGTGGAGAAGCCCCGCGTGGTTAGCTGCAAATAAGGAGTTATGCTATATGCCAAAGGATAATGTGATTTATGCTAAGTAACGGATCTGGCGTTCAATATCCCTGGTTAAAAAAGAAAATAATCAGGGCAAAAGACTCAATTAAAACCTGGTTAGAGCAATGCGATTATCAGGCTTACGCCAGCATTTCGGGCGGTAAAGATAGCTTGGTGATGTCGCATTTAATTAGGCAAATTTATCCTGATTGTCCTTTGGTATGGGTAAATCAGGGTTCGCTTGCCGAATGGGACGATTGCATTGAACTATTAGGGTTTTTGAAAACTCAAGGCTGGAATATTATTGAACTTTGTCCAGTTCGTGATCTGTGGCATTTATATCTTGATTATGGCGTTCCTCTTGAAGGAACAATGGACACAAAAGCCGATAAAATAATCAACCAAAAATTGATTTATGACCCTCTTAATGAGTACCAAGAACTGAATCAAATTAAGGGTTATGCGTGGGGAATACGTAAGCAAGAAAGCAGAAACCGCGCATTTTATCTCAACAAATATGGTGAAGTGCATACGCTCAAAAACGGGTTGATTTGTTGCTCACCCGTGGCATTTTGGACTACTCAAAATATCTGGGAATATATTGATATGCACTCGTTA